CATTATTAATTCCGGCACTTCTGGCGGTTCCGGTATTGTTATAACCTGTCCGTCTGTAAACTCACCTCCATCCACAAACTCGCAGGAATCCACAACCCCATTGGAATTCGTGTCGTAGAGCCAGATTGGCATTAAATCAGGGTGTGTATGGTTTTGGAAACTTGTAAATAGGTTCTGGACATACTGCACGCTTGCCATCTGGATAGTTGGGTCGATTTTAAGTTCGATTACATCAGGGTTAATTGCTTCCAAAATCACTTTTACCCAGAGTTCCTTGATTGAGCCTTCGCCTTCAACAGGTTTGTATGTTTCAGGCTGCTTGCCTATTATCAAAAGGTTATCTTCAGAGTCGAATACACCGATTTCTCTGATGTAAAAACCTCCGACATCGTATGGAATTAAGGCTTTTGCATAAAGCTGGGAATCTACTCCGATTTCACTTATCTCACCTCGCCAGCACTCGTTTACAAGCGAAGCCTGCTCAATATCCGGTTCATAATATGCCCCATTACTATCTCCGACAGCAATAAATGCAAGGTCAATCTTGGTCCCGGCAGCAAGTGCCTCATTAACCCTTTGTATGCCGATATTTGTGATTAATGAATAGAATTCCGGCATCAGATAATTACCTCTTCGCTTGTAATCATTGCCGTTCTTAGCCTGTAATTTGCCTGATTGGTCAGGTTCACCTCAAGTATTTCCATAACAGAGCGGGCATTCTTGGTTTCTTCTATCAAATCCAGCAACTGCTCTTCGGTTGTTTGCTCATAACCTCTGTTCCGCAAATCAAGGCTTACTATGAAGTGATATGGGTTGCCTTCATATTCAAACCATTCCCTGATTTTGCCGTTAAGGTTGAGGATTTCCAGAATCTTACGCAAGGCATACTTTGTGCCTTTATACCTGTGCAGTTCAATAGCATTTTTGATTAATGCACGCTTTTCCTGCTCAGTCTGAGCATAAAGCCAGCCTTCATTGCCAAGGATATGGAACTGCTCTGCAAGATGCGGGAGGGCTGAAGCATTTACAGTATCCACCAGATAAACAAGCATCTTGTCTGTTCCAAGGGCGTTATACCTTGCAAACAAATCATCAAAGGCTTTTGAGGATATATCGTTAATTGGGGATAAATTATCCATCGCTGTAGCCTCCGATTGTTACCGTGTAACCTGTGCAGTTAGCCCACTGGCTTGTATCAAGCTCCTGATAAAAAGGCGTGGTTAATTCCACCCTGTAAACACCGTAAATGCTGTTTAACAGGGCAATAATCTGGGTTGGGACTATGTCCTTGCCGAGTTTTGTCTTTAAATCAGCCTTGTACGCTTCCAGTTTTTCAGTTACCTGAGTCTGAACACTTTCAGCATCAGCGAAAGTGTAAAGTATGAGGTTTGCGATAATTTCAAAATCAACCCGCTCCGGCGATGAGACAAGCACCTGATCAGTTAGTGGCCGTACTCGCTCATCGCTAAGGTAGTCCTGAATAACCCCAATAACTTCAGAACCCGGGTTGCCCTCTTTCGTCAGAGGGTAAATCTCAACCACGCCCGCCTGCTTAGTGATTACCGAAACATCAATGATGGAAGGATGCGCAGATTTGGCGTGGAAACTGTAAGCACCTTTGCTGCCGGCATTAGAATATTTCTCGGGTGCTTCCTTGATTCGCTGCCTTAGCTGCTCATCCGTCTCTTCATCAGCTCCGCCTGATGATTCATCAATGTTTTCAGCGTTATCAACATAGCTGACAGGCGTGATGAGATTGTTTATCTCACCTGTGAGATAACCATTGCCAATGGAGCCTTCGATATTTGCAGACGCTGCTACTTCTGCAAACTCTTCACCGACTTTAATGACAGCGTCCTCATCCGTGCTAAAGATGATTTTGCCGTCTTTTGTTTCAACCTGCGCTCCTTTGGATATTCTAACCTCTACAGAAAGAGGTTCGGACAGGCTGAATCTTAAAACTGCTTTAGATTTCACTGCCGGAAGTCGCTGGACTCCGACAAGTTCGCCAAGATAATCTAGTACAGGATATGATGCGTAATTAACAAGGTTTTGTTTTGCTGTTTCCTGCATTTTTATCCTGAGAAGGTTTTCCCTGTAAACCCCAACATCAATTAACAGCCGTTCAATCTGTGCCGGTTGCAGAGTTTTGCCTGTTTTTTGTTCATACAGGTCTATCCATTCTCTGGTAATGCTGTCTGCATCTCTGTCTATGAAGTTGGGTTCGGGTAATGTCATAGAATAACCTCTGTGTTTGCAGTTAAATCGCTTTCTTTTAACTGCCATTCAATCTGGATTTTTACTTGTTCCTGAATAATAGTTGCTGTTACATTATTAATATCAATGCGAGTTTCCCACTTTTTAATGGCATCAATCGCTTCCCTGATAATATTCGGGACAGCTTCATTTGCCGGATAATCAATGTATTTGTAAATATCAGAGCCAAAATCAGGACGATGCGGAACCGAGCCTTTTTGTGTGCTTAAAATTATGGCAATGCACTGGTTAATATCATCGATGCCTTCTGATATTTCACCGATTTGGTTCAGCTTTGGCTGCCAGTCTGCATATTTTATGTCCTGTAAAGTTGCCATTAGTTCATCTCCTGATTAGGTGGGGAAGTAGGACTTCCCTCGTTTCCAATGTGGTCGTGCCCGTTATAGATGTTTCTCATAGTCTGCATACTACTTGTATGGTCAGTTATATCGCCATCCGATAATATACCTGCCGAATTAAAAAGCAGTCCTGTGTGGTTTATCATTCCTGTAATATTGATATTCGGGCATATTAGGTTTAATTCATTTTCTTTCCTGTCATATTCAATCTCAGCTCCGTCCTGGAACTTTATTTTGAACTTATTCTTTGAAACAACAGGCACCTCGTCCATTTCTGAATATATTGCTCCAAGTATCACCCCCGCTTCAGAGCGTTCATCCATAAGACAGGCAACGTGTTCTCCGATATCCGGCATAAAGTAGAATTTATCTTTTTGTGTTTTTGCCTGCAAAATAGCCAGCCAGTAAGAGGTCAACTCATCCGAGCCAAACTGCACTCTTGCCCTGCACTCCTTTTCATCTATATTTGTTACTATTCCATATCTCAGCATGATTCGACCTCCAAATTCGTTGTGTAACCTGAATTTTTATCAATTAGATGCTTAACCTGCGTCAGGTGATACTTGCCTGAAAAGTTTCCGATACCTTTAAGCTCAATATTGCTGCCTGCTACAAGGTAAGGAGAACCTTCCAAAGACAGTGAACCTTCTATTTTAGAAACGTTTTTCTGAGCTAATGCCACCTGTGCCTGTATAATTGCCTGTTCTTTATTCTCACAGCGAGTGTTGAGCTTTAATACATCCCCGTTTACAACATCGTTTGCCCTTATAATTGTTGAAATTACTGTCTTTGATTCCGGGTCGTGATAGGAAACCGAGCAGGCACGGTATTTTTCGTGAGCTTTTTCTCTTAAATTAATTGAGCTTAATTCCTGCTTGGTTAAGATTAGCGTTGCGTTCTCGTCTTTTAGTTTCTGTGTTTCATAGAACACAAGCTGCTCATCAGCTATTTTAAATATGTATCCATACTGCTCTGCTAGATTTTTCAGGAAGGTTAAATCCCGCTCCTTATTCTGTGTAATACGTTTAACCCTGATTTCCTTAATATCCCCGACCAGCTTTAGCCTATGCCTTGCTGCAATTTCCTGAGCTATTTGCTTCAGGGTTTTATTTTCATAAGCAACGCTGTTTTCCTGCCTCAGAGCTTTTTTAATATTGGTTGCAAGTGCTTTCAGGGTAATTACATCAGGAGGGGAAACGTATTCAATCTCATCAATTTCAAAACTGCCACAGTTGAGGAGTTTATCGCCAGCGTATCCTATTTGAAGATTTAGCGTATCTCCCTTACTTGGATACCAGTTTCCCTGCCATAATTTGTCCGTATCTTCAAGACTAATTTGGATTTCATCACTCTGTCCGTGTTCTGAGTCAGTGTATTCTATGCTCAGAACATACGGTGCAACGTCTACGGTTATATCTTGATTTTCGTATAGCAGTCGAAATGTCGGTTTCATAAATCTGACCTCTTATTTTTTCCACGGTGGGAGCTGGAATTCGATTGTATTTTGCTGTTCTATTACAGGGATTTTGAGTTTTATGCCTGATTGCAGGGTTGGCTCTATAAGTACGTGAGAATTAGCTTTGATTATTGGCTCGTAAAGTGAGGCGTTGGTGTAAAACTGCCACGCTATCGAGTCCCATCTGTCGCCTTGTTTCGTTATGTACTCATAGTATTCCTGTGTCATCGTGTTTTAAGCCCTTGCTTTGGTCTTGCGTCTGCTTTTATCTGCCCTGTCCATTCCTTGAGCTTTAGCTGCGTCTGGATTGAAATTATATTGCCCTGTTTATCACTCTGTTCAAGCGTTGATGATATTTCCTGCATCACATAAGTGCCTATGTATTTGCCGTTGCCGAGTATAAAAGGTTGTGGCTGATGTGTATTAGCAAGTGTTTTTAGCTTTTCTATTTCTGTTTCTGGGTTGCAAAAGCTGGAATGAAAATTCAGCTTTATATTCAGCTCTTCAAGGCTTTCGCCGGTGTATTGCAGCCTCGGCTTCTTTTCAATCCTTGCATGTTCAGCGAAGGTATAGCTTTTAGCCTCATCAAAGCCGTTAAAGTAAGTTATTAAGTCAAACCGTATATTTCCAAGCTGTGCGTACATTAGTAGGCTAACCTCATTCGTCTTTCGTTTTCTTTTGTAATAATGCGAACTATCTCGTCCTTGTGCTGGTTCAGGATTTTGGCAAAGTCTGATTTTGCCCCTTCCCCGCCACCAATTACTGAAATTGTGGGGTTGTAATTTAATACAACGCTTCCGCCTGATTGCCTGTTGAATATGTTTTTAACTGTTCCGGCTGGGGCAATTTCTTCGCCCTGATGGACTATTGCAAGTCCGGTCTGCGTAATAAACCTGCTGCCGATATCGTATTTTGGAAGTTTCCCTGCACTCTGTGCTACAGGAGTTTGAGTTCCTCCAAAGTTTTTAAGGAAACCAAGACCAGGTACATTAGAAGCCAAATTCAGGAATTTTTTAAATACCGCAACGACTTTGTCCCAGTTCTGCACAAGGATTATTGCCAATGTTACAAGTCCTGCTATCCAGCCAATTAAAGGAGTTGCAATAATTGCAGCACCCAATGCCCTGAACGAACCTGCAAAACCCAAATTTGCTGCTGTGCTGACTAGCAATGACGCTTTCTGGATTGCTAAAGCTCCTGTGTATTTCCAGATATTTTTAACCGCTACCAGTAATCCCTGTGCTGAATTGATTATTAATGCCCTTGTATTGGTTAATATTGCCAGTTTGTTGGCATTAAGCCAGAGCAAAGAGTCCTTTAAGGATATTGTCCAGATTTTTGATGCTGCAATATTCTGATAGGTTGAGACTAGCCACGCACGTGATGCTAAAACCGCACTCCACATTGCAGGGACTAACCTTGCAGTGAACGCCGGAGCAAGAATATTCAGAGTATTTAACAGGGCTGATAGGGCAAGACTTAATGCCCCGACTGTAACCAGCGTTATACCTGCAACCGCTGAAATCACCACTCCAATGCCTTTTATTGGTGTTGGAATAAGGTTAATTAAATCAACTATGGACTTAACGACTCTTATTCCGCCAGTTAAGGTTGGTAGAAGTGTATTTCCGGTTGCTATTTGGAGTTCTTCTACTGCCGAGCGCAGTTCCTTTAATGCACCTGTAAAACTTTCATTTTGTTCTCGAGCAACACGAGCAGCAGTTCCCATTTTTTTATTGTTTTCTGTGTATTCAATAAGTTTGGTATTGGACTGGGATACAAGGTTTAACAGGGATTTAGCTGCATCCTGCCCTGCTATTTGCGACAATATAGCTGCTCTTTGTGCTGATGTCATATTTTCTGTTGCTGTTTTTACATCAGAAAGTATTGCCTGCAGCCCCCTGAACTCTCCGGCTGAATCAAGCACACTTACTCCGAGCTGGTTTATTGCATCTGCAGCTTCTTTTGGAGGGTCAGTTAATCTGGCAATGATGATATTCAGGTTACGTCCTGCCATTCCTCCTTTAATACCCGCATCACCAAGTATTCCGATTGCAGCAGATGCTTCTTCTATTGAAATCTGCAGGGCTGATGCCATAGGAGCAGTGAATTTCATTGCATCTCCCATTTCCCAAAGAGTCACGTTTGATGAAGTTGTCTGGTTTGTAAGCACATCAGCGATTCTTGTAGATTCTTTCGCCTGCATATTAAACCCGCTGATAATATTGGAAACTATATCAGCAGTAGTTCCCAATTCTTCCTGAGAAGCTGCAGCAAGGTTTAATAACCCCGGCATTGCATCAATCTGCTCATTTGCCCTGTATCCTGCCATTGACAGAAACTGCATAGCTTCTGCTGCCTGCGTTGCCGAGAACACCGTTGATGCGCCAAGCTCCCTTGCTGTTCGGGTTAATGCTTTGTACTGTTCGTTTGTGGATCCGGAGAGGGCTTTTACACGCTTCATTGCTGATTCAAAGTCGGATGCAGTTTTCACAGACAGCCCAAGCCCGGCGGTTAATACACCGCCTGCAATAAGCGAGGTCTTACCAAAAGCGTCAAGTTTTCTTGTGACATCTTCGAGCTTCATTGTCTGCTCGGTGATTCCTTTGATGGCTTTTGACGCTTTGTCAGTTGCTTGTATTGTTATTCCGACTTTTAAATCATTGTTCACTATGTAATTCCTTTAACAGACTACCTGTTTCATTAATCCAGAAGGCAAGTTCTGACAGGCTCATCTCTTTTACTTCTGATAATGTTGTGTTTGTTGCGGAGCAGAAGATAAGGATTGATTTTGCTGTGAAGACTTTCCCAACGGTTTATCATCTGATGCTTCATTAATTGCGTTCAGCAGTGTTGAAACATCGTTTAAGGACATTTGTAAAATGTCTTCATAAGGCAATTTTTGCCCGTCAATTTCTGCGAGTTCCGCAATGAGTGCATATGGAATCTCATCTGTGTTTTTGGCTTTTCGTTGTGACTGCAGGAGATGGTATCCCTTGCCGTCGTCAATTTTTGCCTGTTTGCCTGATGGAAGTGTAATGTGTTTCATGCGACCTCCTTTGTTAATTCTTCAAGTGAAATGTTTTTTAAAACCGTGTGGCCAAAACGTTTTTCCAGTTCCGCCATTTTTTGATATTGCTTCGGAAAATATTTCAAAACCTGTTTAAAATAATTTTTTCCGCCCTTTACGCAGGGGATGCAGTTGTTGTGTTCAAAGTATAGATAGCTTTCTGGCAGCTTTATACCAAGCCTGATAAGTTTTTTCTTTGCATCCTCTGCTGATAAATCTTTTTCGATCATGGGAAATCTAGCATTTAGATCAGGGTTGGCTTCTAAAAACCTTTCCGCCCTGCATTTTTCATCTTTTGTATAGCCAAGATAAACTCTAAAGTCCTCTTTTAATGTTTTAAAGTATTTTCTGGCAGGTATAACCTTTAATTGCCTTGTACAAAATGCTGCTCTTGGATTTGGGATAAACTTTTCTTTTTCAATTAATTCCCATAAATCCATCCCGCAGGATATTTCGGTTATTTCAACTCCTATAAGTTCTGAAATATCAGAAGCAAATCTTTTTGAATCAGGATGTTCGGCTCCTGTGGGGTTGTATAACAGGACAAGGTTTTTTGTGCCGTATTTTTTGGCTACAAAATAAGCCGTATAAGCTGACTGTGCGCCGTTTGAATAAAGGACGATGTGTTTCATTTAAGCACCTATATTATTTCTGTAATCCTGCAAAATATCGACACCACCGACCTTATAGATGTTTTCTAAGATGTCGATTTCAAATATCTCTTCGCCCTCGACAATTAATTTTGCGTAATTAACCGCCATATTGGTTTCGTATTCTGAGTTGTCCCCAGCTTTTATATTGCCGAGCGGAAAGTCCTTAAATGTTCCTGATATATATGCAACAGCAGGAACTTCTGCCAGTTTGCCCATTGAATTGTATGTTTCAAGACTTGCCCTTGCTTGAAGTTGGACGGTTTTAAATGGGTTAGCTGCCTTTCTCATAACTTCCGGGTAAAGTGAATTCCACTTTATTTTGCACTCCAGTTTGTCTATACCGGAAAAAAACTCGGCAGAACCTATCATTCCAAGGGCTTTATGTTCTGACATTTTATGTTTTATCTGAGGAAGCTGGATTTCTTCAGCTCGGCCAAGCAGGTTATTTCCGTCCATATAAATATTGGCGTTTGTTAATCTGTTTATTTGAATTTTGCTCATCTATGATGCCCTCTTGTGTTCTTTGTAAAATCTGCAAATCGTCAATTCTGATTTTTTTGTGCCTGATTACTGCCAGATCGTCCCGCAGTGCATTTATCAAAGGACAAATTTCCATATTTTCGCAGTTAAGGCACAGGTCGTGCTTATCTGGTCGAACCTGCATAATTCTAAATTGACTAAAGTACATTCTCATTTCCCAAACTCCTTAATAAATTTATATCTATAAAACTTTCAAAGGTTATCCGCTCCGCCGGAGTGGGTGGCATAAACTCAAGGTCAAAAGTCAAATGCCCGTTTGCTATTTCAGATGGCGGGTTCTTGTCAGGATTAAACCTGCATTTGCCGTCTATCAATGCTCCCCTGCCGATTAAAGTGCGGATAAAAGCGTTTACTGACTCACAAATTGAATCTATTAAACCGTTATCAATCGGGTAGTCAATGAATTGCAACATTGAGTATTCCACGCTTTCGTGGATAATATCTGCCGTCCTTCGTATATTTATAAAGTTGGTTGGGAATGTGTTTGAAGGATAGCTTGCACTTCTGTTTCCCCACGTTCTAAAGCCTGAACCAAAGGAATTAAAGACGGTCAGGATTCCTGCTTCGTTTAAGAGGTTTACCTCACTTTCGGGATCATTTATCATCGAAGTCAGGTTTCTTTCCACGCCGATAATTCCCTTGATTTCAGTATTGGAAGGAGACCAGTGATAGCCCCTGTCGATGTCTTTTGCTGCTATTACACCGGCCAATCGAGGGGAGTAAGGTTCGAGGTAAGGGGTATTAGTCGATGTGTCATAAACTTTTAATTGCGGGTAACAAAAAACAAGCCTGTCGGAGGAAAAATTAAAGTTTATGGAGTCATCTCCCCTGCCTGATATGGCAGCCTGCACCCCGGTTCCGACAGGCGCATCCACGAGTCCAATTGCTCTTATCTTGTCTGCTACAGCGTCCATTTCAGTGACTACTGCAGCATCTTCACAATATTTTGGGATAATTATTGTTTTTGGGAAAAAACCAAGTAACGAATAGCTGTCTTTTAATGCTTGCAAACCTGTACGTTTGCCCTGAGCGTCAACTCCGCCGATAATATCCGAAAGCTGGACATCAGCGATTGATGTATGGATATCCGGGTCAAACACGTTTACCACGATAATTATTCCGGCTCCTTGGTCAAATATTGCATTTAATGCTGCAGGGATGGTAAATCCTGCTGTCAGTTGTCCGAAATATAAGGCAGCATCTTTGTCGTTGGTTATTAAAACAGGTTTATTTACCGTTTTATACTCAGCATCCACTGTATTAACAGGTGCTGTGCCGACAAGTCCGATGACAGCCGTCTTTACTGTCCTGATGGGACGTGCCCCTTTATCTATTTCTATTGTTTCAACTCCGTGTAAAAAGTTTGCAGGCATTTATATCACCTCTTCGTATTTTTCTATTACTGGTGTTGTTAATGTGAAATTGATTGAGTATTGCCAGATTCCAGCTGTTTCAATTAAGAAACTTTCTTTTGTAGGCTGCATTTTTGAGCAGTTATCAGGTCTATATCCTGTAAGGATTTCTCGTACCTTATCCAAATAAAAGTATGCTCCTTCGTGGCTTCTGAGGTTCTTTGTAACCACGGTGACTGAAAACTCAAGTTTTTTATCCTGAACAATGTAGCCAAGACTTTTGGGTTCCGAGTAATTACCGCTTTGGTAGTGGACAAGAATCGCTCCTTTAGGATGAGTAAGCCTGAATTCTGATGGCTTTTCGGGAAATCCTTCCACATGAAGCTCAGGAATATCCTGTTTTATTCTTGAAATTATCTGGTTTTCAATGGTCTTAATCATGGTTTTGATAGTCCTTACATAGTGTCCAGTAAGTCTTTAGTAAAAATTCTCTCTTCGAGTGTTGTATATACCCTGTATTCGCCAAGTTCAGGCGGTGTTCCCACAGTTTCTATACCCAAAGAAACAACTCCTTTTTGAATCTGTTCCAGCAGTTTAGTTGCGTTTTTGTATTTATCGTTAATGGAATCAGGCATATCAGTGTGGAACCGCCTTGAATACAGCCTGTAAATGCTTAAATCAATTGCTATAACCTTAATAATTTCAGGTAAGGTTGAAAGTGGAAGGGTGTATCTGCCTCTTAGATACCCGTCAATCAGGGTATCAGCGTACAGGATTGTTTCATTAACCACATCTTCATTGATTTGACCGGATAAACTATCGTCCGTAATCTCTATCAGCGTGGTTTCCTGAACCTGTTTTTTTATGTCATCAAGAATGCAGTACATCTAAATTCCTTTCGCTATTCTGATTACTTCATCTGCCCCGGAGGCAGCATCAAGTGCGTAGCCGTTAAGCGGGTCAGCGTCCCCTGCTTTTTTGGCCTTGCCAACTGCATCAGAAGTTACTTTATCTCCTACTGCTAATACACCTGATGTTTTAATTAGGAGTATTCCGTTTAAAGCAATTGGTGCATACTGTCCGGCTTCCATTTCAACATCTGAAACTCCGTATGCTTTTTGTTTATCGCCGCAGTAGTTGCCGTTGAAGTTGATAAATCTTTGTTTTTCGATGTCTACGGCTGCTTTAATTGAGTCCATTAAAAGAGGTTTATATGTTTTTTCCATTATTTAGCCTCCTTGTTTGTTTCTTCTGTTACTTCCGGCGTTGTTTCGGAAGTGGTTTTGATAGTTTCAGAAGTAGTCTTAGCAGTGTTGGTTGTGGTTTTGCTAGTTTTTTCATTGTTTTTGGTAGTGTTTGATTTCTTTTCCTGAATCGGAATAAGGTAATCCTTTATTTTTTCAGCATCTTCATCTTTGAGTTCAATCTCTGAACCAGCCGGATAAAGTTTTTTGTTATGGAGAATGTCTGTTCCTTTTACTTTGTATTTGCTCATTATTGTTTCCTTTCAGCCTTAGTTGGTATCTGAAATTAAGTAACCTGCTTCAGGTCCTACCAGAAACGGTGTGTATATGTCTGTTGCCCTGATATACCTGAGTTTATTGCCTTCTTTCCTGTATTCGTCAATATTCATGGAGTTTTTCTTCCTGACGAGATAGGCAAATGATGGGTCATACTCTGTTCTTGAAGTAAGCTGGGGAACATAAGCGAGAATAATGTTATCTCCCCAAATTTTTACAAAATTGCCCTGCTCATCGACAAAAACGCTTCTGCCGATAACAATATTCGGGATTTCAAAGACTTCTTTCAGGAAATTAAGAGTAACAATCTTGTTCTGGTTGTCACTTATTAATTTCTTAATTACATCGTGCCTTTTTAGGGTTTTCCACGCTTCATGTCCTATGACCATTGTGTTTGGGTCTTGCGCAATTTTTCCTGCGATAGCATCCTTTGCATCATCAATAACAGTTACCGGATTGGAAGCTGGATCGCTAAACTTTGATGTGCCGGAAAGTGTAATCTTGCTTCCTGCAGGATAATTGTTAGGATTCTGGACTAAATCAGCGCACAATTTTTCCTGTTTAAGTTTTAGTCCTTCTGTAACAACGTTTGTTGCGTGCAGTTGCAGCTTAACCTTTTTCGATTCCTCTTCTTCCCTATAATCAATAGGGTAAGCGAGGTCGTGTTCTGTCAGAGTCGCTGTCTTTTTGTTAAATCCTTTAGGGCTAACAACATTAGAGTTGGCTCTAATTGCACGTTCTGTGTTATAAACAGAAAATGCTTCCCTGTTAAATTCAAAGATATCAATTTTTTCAAGTTCTGATGTTATCTCAGGAAATAGTGCATCAGCTATAAATGCCG